AGAGAAATCAAAGCAGTTTTTCTTCAAAATTTGATGTTCAGCTAGTCTCTCTTTGTTGACGGTCCAGGCAGACTCTGTAGAAATGCTTCGGCCTGACTCGCCTTTATCAAGCTCTGCTGGTGTTCAATGGTTGCTCTGATGTTCTCTGTTGCACTCCATAGAGATTCTTTTTCTTCCAACACATAATAGCGGTTATGTTGCATTAGACAGACTCTCTTCAGTCTTTTCCTCCGGGCCTCATCTAGAGTAGTTACTTCCATGCCATGTGGCCTTTCAGTATATACTCCAGTGTACACGAATCCCTCTAGTGGAGTGGTAGAAGTATCCACTACTACCTGGCTCATAACTCGGATTTTGGTCCCTGTGCTTACTATAAGCCCACCAGCCATATTGTAGTCCAGGGACTCTCCCAGGTTTGTCAAGGGCACTTTATTTATAGGCGGACCTTCCGCGGGCCTCTTCCGGGATTTGCCAGCCACCAAGATCGAGGCATCAAAGGCTGCCTTGTATCTTTTTTCAGGAGACTTGATCCAGTCTGGATCGTCTTCTATGAGCTCCTCCAGTCTCCGTTTATTAGCTCGTCTTGCTTTAGCGGGGAGAGTTTGTTGGATTGTTTTCAAGAAAGGGTCTGGTGTTTCGCTAAGGGCATTGTACACAAATGCTTTACATCTGGCCGGGTCTGTTATTAATTTTGTCCACATAGTTTTCGATTTGACCAAGGGATTGGTGATAACATCGACCAATTCAGTAGCTGTTGCATCTAGTCCTAGTGGAAGTGGGGTCTTAGGAATAGTTAATTCGGCAGGGTCAATCAGTTTTTGCATTGAGTGTTGGCTTACTCTAAATACTTCCAGTTTCTCATTGATTTTGTGAACTGCTGCATATGCGCTATATGGTTGTACACTTGACTCCATTCTCTGGACTTTCTTGATGTATCCTTCAGACTCTATCGCCCAGTGGAAGCTGTTCGCCAAAATGCCAGTAGGGGCCACTTTGAGGGTTCTGTAAATGTAAATTGGATTCTTGGAATGGTAGTCGAAAAAGTGTCTGAAAAGATCCTTTTTCTCGACGTATTGATCATACGTTTCCTCGAACCCTGGCTCTATCCCTGCAGTGTAGTACAGTATGTCCAAAATGAGAGGAAGCAAGTAGTCACCTTGCTCGGCAAATATGAGTATCTTCTCAATCTCTTGGTCTCGTCCCACTATCATGCCTTTGACGTGCCTCCAGGTGAAGAACACTTTGTACAGGCCTAAAAACCTTTGATAGCTGTGTTTGTAAGACAGAGTGCCAAATCGTTTAGTTGTCTCAACACTTATTCGCTCTGCATCTCTGTTCATGATCACGAACTTTGTCTCCCTAACCTGGTTCACTAGGTGGATAGGGATGTTTGCTGCTGCCTTGCAGATGCACGTAAATTGCTTGTCGGAGTCAAGTGACTCGAGGATTGATGTTATCGTAGAGCCCTTGATGGTTATTTTGTCCATCAATTCCAAGAGTTTCTTTTTGGGATCCCAGGTTTTTGTGGCCCAAGTGACCATTTCTGCACATAAACGTTCTATTGCATTGGCTTCTATGACCTGTACTTTAGACACAGGCATATAGTGGTAACAGCTGTACAGGAAGTGGGACAATTCTGCAGTGAGCGGGTTGGTATCAATGGTGACTGGGACCCACTTTTTTCTTTGTGTTATCATAGTTCTGGCAATGTGCACCAAAGTAGGGGTACTCTTTAGTTCAAGGAGTGGCCGGATCTTCTTGGTGATTTTTTCTACTGCCTCTTTGTTTGCCCTTCCTGCAGCGTCCAGCGTGCTGAATTGTGGGCAGAAGACTTGTTCTAGGGTTGGCCCGATGGAAGAAGGAGTGACTTCTTGAATTACTGGGACTATTGACACTGGCTTTCTGTATGGAAGGAGATGTCCATATTGGATGTCACCCCAGCTTGCCTGAAAGAACCTCTGGACTTTCTCCATTTCAGGGCCTATTAAGGCTTCAGCAACTTCCTTTGTTGTTTGTTCTCCGAAGAACATCCAGTAGTCTGGGCAATGTATGGTCCCTAGAACTCTTCTAGATTCCCCGACATCAATTTGTTTTTTGCATAACCGAAACCCTTGGTAAGACTCTGGCAGGGTGGGCATGACTTGGATCGGGTATTGTTTCCTCACGTTGTACACCAGTCTGGTGTGTGGAGCATGGTCTTTCTTGCTGGTAGTGTACCTTTTGAAAGTGTTGTACTCCCATATTCTTTTGGTGTTGAACAGGTTATCTGTTGATAACTCTTTGTACTTTTTGATCTGTTTCTTAATTCCTTTCAGCACATCCATTGCGGAGAGCTGTGCAGAGAGTAATGAGTGTCTAAACTGCTTGTTTTTGCT